CAAGTCTTGTATTATAATAATTTCTATCATTTTGATCTGTGTAACCTATTCTAATTCTTTCTTCTAAGTGTTTTATTCCTTTAATCATACAGCTTAATCCTGTTGATTCTAAAGGTTCAATAAATCCCCCACTGAGTCCTATTGATACTATATTACCTTCCCAAAAATTTCTGCTATAGTAAGGAGTCCAGTCTATAACTTTTGTTTGATCAGGTTTTATTCTATCGTTCCAATACTTGCAAAAATAAGCTACTGCTTCTACTGGATCAGTAATGCTTCTTTTAAACACTAAACCAGAACCCATTCTGTCTTGAGTTGGTATTTTCCAAATCCAACCGTGATCAACTGCATCACAAACAACATAAGGTACAAATTCGCTTTCGTCTTTGTATTCTACTCTACCAGCAACGGCTGTGTCACAGAACAATCTCTTAGATAAATCTACCCTATCTTGTTTTTTAAGTAAACTTTGAAAACCTGTGCAATCGATGAATAAATCAGCATGAACCATTTGTCCATTTTTTAATAACAAATGTTGTATATCCTGTCCTTGCTTTTCAACATGTATTACATCTTGTTTAATTAAATGTATGTGCGAACTTATTTTTTGTTGTATATATTGAACCATAGCGCCACAATCAACATGATAAGCATAACTGCTTAGATCATTAGGATCAATTTTGTTATGTCTGACTGCACTATCGTACATCATTATTGCATAATCTTTGTAAGGATACGTTTTGTTTGCAGACCAATAGTCCCAGATATCTGCATCATTTTGCATGTCGTAAAAGTTTATAAAGAAAGGATGCCACACTTCTAATCCTTTCCTTAACCAATTTGGAAATAGTATGCCTGCTTTGACTGTGGCTCTACATGCTGGTATCCATTCTTCTCTATCAAACCCTGCTTCTTCCATATATTGAGCAAAATCAATTATTGTAGCTTCACCCACTCCTACTGGATTTCCATGTTCTTTGTCAACTACTGTGATATTATGTTTAGGCAGTTTGTTTTTTAAATATGCGGCAGTCATCCAACCAGCACTTCCGCCACCCACAACAACTATTTTCATAACTGGCCTCTATCTCCTCTTGCTTGCGACAATGCAAGCCAATCTAAACCAAGGTTTGTTGACTTTATTGCATCTACATGTTTTATACTCGTATGCTTACGTATTTCTTCTGACCTATCAAAATCTCTTTGTAAATGTTCTTGTTTTCCTGGCGGCAAATAACCTAAGTCAACATTGACAGGATATCCCATCTGTATCAACCATAGATGCCAATTGGGAGGATGAAATAAAGTTCTTGATTTGACAGGAGTATAAAATTTTCTATTAGGATCTTGTAACCAATCTTCATACCATAGATGTTTTTCTGATTTTACATGTGTGTCTTTTACAAAGTTCCAAAAAGGCGTATTCCATTCTGTGTCTGCATAATGACTGTTTATAAAATCAACTGCATCATTATACCAAAACTCCATTTCTCTATTGTATGTTTCTACATTAGCTTCGTTATATGCATACTGCGGAATCATATCCATTAGTTTTTCTATACCAGTAGTCATACTTGCTAGTCCAGTTGATTCTAATGGTTCTATGAAGCCACCACTTAATCCTATAGATACTACATTATTTTCCCAAAAGTTTTTACTGTAATAAGGAACCCAATCGATTAATTTCAAATCTTCAGGCTTAATTCTATGATTCCAATGCTCACAGAAATAACGTTTAGCTTCTTCAGGATCTGTAATATCTTTGTTAAACACAAGTCCTGAACCTATACGTGATTGCACAGGTATTTTCCAGATCCATCCATGGTCTACAGCAGGACATTTAACATATGGCACACATTCTTTTTCAAAGTCTTCATATGGAACATGTCCAGCAACAGCGGCATTTGTAAACAACCTGCCATTGCCTAATAATTCTACACGCTTTGGTTCTTTCAATATACTTGCAAATCCAGTGCAGTCAATAAAAAAGTCACTGCTATGATTCATTCCGTTTTTCAAATCTAAGCTAACAATATTTCCATCGAAGTCTCTGTTAACCTTTACAACATCACTCTTGATAGTTTTAACTGTTGTATGACAAATTCTTTGTAATTCTTTAACTAATTTTCCTGCGTCTATGTGATATGCAATAGTTTCAAATGCTCCCCACATATCCAACTTGTTTGACATATTGACTTCATATGTTGGAAGTGCAGTTTTTTTAAAATCTAAGTGTTGTTTATTTGCCCACACGTCATACTGTGTACATGCATCTACATGATAACTTCTATTTAGATAGAAAGGATGCCACACATTATTTTTAGGATTTTTCCAATGCGGAAATTCAATACCTGCTTTATAAGTAGCATCAATATTTTTGAACCATTCAGGTAAGTTTATACCACATTGTCTAAGGAAATGAGGAAATGTTAATACAGTTGCTTCTCCAACACCAATAGGGTTACCTACTTCTTTATCTATTACTGTGACTGGTAAGTCCCAATAATTATTTTGCAGATATGTAGCCGCAAGCCAAGCCGCTGATCCACCGCCCACTATGGTAATGTTTTTTAACTTCTTCATTTACTTCTCCAATAGTGTTATTAAATCAAAAACCGTTTTAAGTTTTGTTTGGTTTGTTTTGTTTTGTAATGTATTTCTTAAACCAAGATGTAAAGGTTTTGGCCATTTGCCAAAACTTACCCAAGCATAACCGTCATGTTCATCATTTAATTTTGGAATGAATTCTTCTTTTATTACACACAAATATGTATGAAATTGAAACTTGCTGTCAGTGCTGACAAAAGTTTCTAAGGGGATTGTCTTTTTTATGTCTGGCAAAGATCCTATTTCTTCTTGAATTTCACGTTGTAGTGCAGGCCAAGGAGACTCATTTTTACCGTTGGTTCCTCCAACTAGTCCCCAAACATTTTTTTGTTTACTTTGTGTTCTGTGTAGCAGTAAAAATCTCTTGCTTTGTAGGGAATAGAAGAGAGCACCACTACATATTATTTCCTGGCTCATAGTAATAATTATCTTAAAGTGCTAGGCGCCACGTACCTTTTTGATACTCACCTTCCCAGCTGAGTATCCATTCTGTACCTGTCCATCTGTATTGCACACCTGTATTTAAATTGGTTATATACTTGGTTGTGCTACCGTCGTCTGTGCTGGCATCAAAAACTACGTGCCATTGTGATCCGTCCCATTCAACGATGTCATTCTCGCCAGCTACAAAGTCTGAGTTGTCAGCATTTTTCCATGCATCTGGTCCATCATATCCTGCTTTACCTACATTGCTACTGGTGTTGATATCGCCTAAAAGCAACAATCTTAAACCATTTGTTTTTGCTGTAGAAGGATTAAACTTACCAGGATCTATGATAAAGTCTACCGATCCTTGATTATTTCTTCCTGAAGGTGAAGTTAAATTTGTATTGGTTGGAATTGTATCTTGATCCCATGTAATTAATAATTGTGTTCTGTCTAATTCGTTTACAGTAATTGTTCCGTTGATACTAATGCTTCCTGATTCACCTTCTATAAGTTTTCTACGCAACATAAGTTGAGATAAGCCTGCTCTATATTGTCCAGGATGTGGTTCGATTACTGTAAACCAATCTACTGTACCAGCCTTGCCTTTGTCTATAATTTGTGCTACATTACCCATTACCAGCACATCATAGTTTTGATAATTACCAGCTTGTATATTGATACCGCTCTTTTCAATTCTGCCATTTTGTAAATCTGTTTTAGGTTGATTAGGTTCACTATCACTATACGCAGTCAGTTCAGGCATGCTAGTCTGTAAATCAATAGTGCCTTTAGATTCATCAAACACACTCATTACAACATTTGTAATAACACCTAATTTTTTCACCTTAGCTGGTAAGTTTATATAAATTGGTGTTACAAATCCTAGCTGTGCAATGTCTATCTCACTATCTGTTCCTGCAGGAATACTTCTAGAAGAAAAATTAATACTTGTAAGTTCAACACTAGTTAAACTGGTCCAATCAACATAATTGTCAGTAGTTTGTATTTCTAAACTTGGATTAAACAACATTAGAAGTTGTTCCATAATTTGCAACTTCATATCTGTGTTTGTTGACCAAATATCTAAATTAACAGTAAGCGTATATGGTGTAGGCATGATACGTTCTACTGTGTAATTTTTGCCTTGTGTATTTAAATATTCTTGACCAACATCGTCGTATGCTCTTTCTCTAATATGAACCTTGCTTGTATAACTTGCGTCTGCTGTTCTAGTTCTGTCTTGTTCTAATTGTGTAATATATACTGCCATTCTAGGAGCAGATGGTAATTTATTTTCACTGTTATCTCTAATTATGCTTGCA